AATAAAACAGCTATAAAATTTGCAGTGAAAGCACTTATGGGACAGTATGAAGATGCCAACGGACGTGATTCTAAAATAGTTACTGGTAAACAATCACCTCAAGAAACTTACAGAAGTATGGCAGAGGTTGTAAGAGATATGAATAAGCCAGAATACACAAATGATGAGGCGTTCAGAGATGACGTTCTTAGAAAATTATCCGCATCAAACTTAAAAGTATAGGAGATTAATTATGCCAATGGGTAAAGGTACTTACGGAAGTAAGAAAGGTAGACCACCTGCAAAGGGTAAGAAGATGAACAAGGGCTTATCTAAATTACCAACAGCAGTAAGAAAGAAGATTCTTAAAAAGAAAAAGTAATGGCTAAATGTCCTTGTAAACATGGCAAGAAAAAAAAGCGTAAGTCTAAGTATAGGTAGAGGCGAGAAGTCCCGCAAGGGTGGTCTCACTGCTAAAGGCAGAGCTAAATATAATCGTGCAACTGGCTCCAACCTCAAGGCTCCACAGCCTGGGGGCGGTGCACGTAAGCGTTCCTTTTGTGCTCGCATGAAAGGTAACAAAGGGCCAATGAAAAAGAACGGAAAGCCAACCCGTAAAGCGTTGGCACTACGCAGATGGAAATGTTAAATGGCTAAACGAGGATTATACGCAAACATCCACGCCAAGCGTAAGCGTATCAAAGCTGGTTCTGGTGAGAAGATGAGAAAACCAGGGAGCAAAGGAGCTCCCACCGCTGCCAATTTTAGAAGGTCAGCAAAAACCGCAAAAAAACGTAAAAAGAAATGACACACAACCACAACAATGACAAGTGGCACGTAGCTGAAGAGCTCAATGGTCGCCTTGCAATGATAGGAGTAGTAGCTGCTATAGGTACATACTTCTTTACAGGTCAGATTATACCTGGAATTTTATAATCAACATGCTCCCATAAGAGGTCGGCTCTAGCTGGTGGGAGCATTATAACCTCGTACATTTTACATATTTATACACATGGCTGCAATCTCATTACAAAGAGAAACAACCAATAAGTGGCAAGAGTTATGTAAGTGGGTTACAAGCACAGACAACAGACTATACGTTGGTTGGTTCGGTGTACTTATGATCCCTGCATTACTTACAGCTGCAACCTGTTTTATTATCGCCTTCATAGCTGCTCCACCTGTTGACATAGACGGGATACGTGAACCAGTTTCTGGCTCTCTACTCTATGGAAACAACATCATCTCTGGGGCAATCGTCCCGTCATCAAACGCAATCGGTCTGCACTTCTACCCAATCTGGGAGGCTGCAACCATTGACGAATGGCTCTACAATGGTGGGCCATACCAACTTATCGTATTCCATTTCCTCATCGGTGTCTCTGCTTATATGGGACGACAATGGGAACTTAGTTACAGATTAGGTATGAGACCTTGGATAGCAGTAGCATACTCAGCTCCAGTCTCAGCAGCCTTTGCTGTATTTCTTGTCTACCCTTTCGGGCAGGGGAGTTTCAGTGATGGTATGCCTCTTGGTATTTCTGGTACTTTTAATTTCATGTTTGTATTCCAAGCCGAACACAATATCCTTATGCACCCGTTCCATATGCTCGGTGTTCTTGGGGTATTCGGTGGTTCTCTTGCCTCTGCTATGCACGGAAGTCTTGTTACTTCTTCTCTTATCAAGGAGACAACTGCATTGGAAGCTCAGAACTATGGTTATAAATTTGGACAGGAAGAGGAGACATATAACATCGTTGCAGCTCACGGCTACTTCGGACGTTTACTTTTCCAATATGCAAGTTTTAACAATTCTCGCTCTCTACACTTCTTTCTGGCTGTTCTCCCCGTGGTTGGCATATGGTTTACCTCTATGGGTATAGCTACTATGGCATTTAACTTAAACGGTTTCAACTTCAACCAATCAGTTGTTGATGCAAACGGGAAGGTTATTCCCACATGGGCTGACATAGTTAACAGACAGAACCTTGGATTTGAGGTAATGCACGAGCGTAACGCACATAATTTTCCACTAGACCTTGCATAGATTTACATTAATTTTAACTTTAATTACAAATCTATTTATCATAGCTGGTGTCACTAGACACTGGCAGCCACGTCCGTTCATCCTTCGGGACGCATGCAATCAGATCATGGAACGGGGGTCTGATACTGAGGTATATTATGACTCAAGTAGAACTACAAGCTCGTCTTAAAGAGCAGAAGGATCATGCTAGAGCTATGAAACTTAAGTATCGTGGCATCGCATATACACCAAACAGGTAAATGGCATACAGGGAGGTTCGAGTCCTCCCTTACCTATTGGCATCAGCCTCTACGGAGATACCTAATGCCGTCATGACGGTGGGATAGACCACAACATCAGTATGAGTCTTAACTGAAACAAATAAGATTCCAACAAAACTAGATCTAGAAACGATAATTAATACCTTATAAAAATGGCACAACAGTCAACAAATAACCCAGCTTCACAAACCTTTCTGGGTAGAATAAATACAGCGACAAACGCTACAAACAACAGAGACCTTTATTTAAAGCTGTTCTCAGGTGAGATGTTTACTGGATTCCAGAGGGAAACTATCGCACGTGACTTAGTCATGAAGCGTACGTTAACCAACGGGAAGAGTTTGCAGTTCATCTATACTGGTCGCACAAGTGCGGAATACCACACACCTGGAAACAGTATATTAGGAAACTCTGACAAAACTCCTCCAGTAGCAGAAAAAACAATTACAGTCGATGACCTATTAATCAGCTCGGCTTTTGTTTATGAGCTAGATGAGACACTAGCACACTATGAATTGAGAGGAGAGATCTCTAAGAAGATCGGCTACGCACTTGCACAAAAGTATGATAGACTAATCTTCAGAGCTATTGCTAAAGGTGCTAGACAGGCATCTCCAGTATCACTAACCAACTTCGTTGAGCCAGGTGGTACACAAATCAGAGTTGGTGCGGGTTCTAACGCAGACGATGCTCTTGATTCAGCTAAATTAGTTACAGCTTTCTATGATGCTGCAGCTGCTTTAGATGAAAAAGGGGTGAGTGATGACGGAAGAGTAGCCGTATTAAACCCTAGGCAATATTATTCCCTCATACAAGAGGCAGGCTCTAACGGTTTAATTAACAGAGATGTACAAGGTACAGCTTTACAGAGTGGAAACGGTGTAATTGAAATTGCAGGTATCAGAATCTTCAAGTCAATGAACGCTCCATTCTTCTCTAAGTATGGTACAAAGTATGCACCTGCTAGTGGTGCTTCAGCTGCTACTGACCTTGATACAGTAGATCCTGGAAATACAGGTTCATTTGTATCTGAGGCAATTGAAACAGCTACAACAGTTACAGGCAACAACTACGGAGCTCGTCAGAACTACGGTGCTGCTTCTAACTTTGCAAACACATGCGGATTAATATTCCAGCGTGAGGCTGCAGGTGTAGTTGAAACTATTGGCCCACAGGTTCAAGTAACTTCTGGGGACGTTTCTGTAGTTTACCAAGGCGATGTCATCCTAGGAAGACTAGCTATGGGAGCAGACTATGTAAACCCAGCAGCTTGTGTAGAATTGTTCGCTGGAACAACTACAAAGCCAGCTGCTTTCTCATAACTATTTATTTATATGGGGGCTTAGTCCCCCTTTTTTATTATGTCAGTAATATCTTACGGAGTGTCTACCGAACTAGATGCTGTAAACTCAATCTTGATGAGCGTTGGAGAATCCCCAGTTAATACTATAACTAATGTGCAAAGCCCCGAAGTGGTTATGGCACAGACTACTCTAAGGCAAGTCTGCCGTGAGATACAATCTGAGGGATGGTCATACAACACAGAGAATGAGTATCCTATTGACACCGATACCAACAACCAAGTGGTAGTTCCTAATAATATACTACAGATGGATCTTAATATATTCCAACATGGAAAAGATTATGATGTAGTAAGACGTAGTGATAACGGTGTAGCCAAAGTGTATGATAAAAAAGGTCATACATTTACATTTACAAATGTTAGTAAATTATTTTTTGATGTAATATGGATGATAGATTTTGAAGATCTACCACAACCATTTAAAGATTACATCACCGCTAGAGCCTGTAGAATCGCCTCTAACCGTATGGTAAACAACCCGCAGTCTGCTAAGTTACTTGAAGCTGATGAAGCCTATGCAAGAGCCACTGCACTTGAGTACGATGCAAAGCAAGGCGACTATAATATCTTTAATGATTTCCAATATCAACAAGATGCAAATACCGTGTATCGTCCATTTAAAGTATTGAGAAGAATGTAATGCCAACAGTAAATCAACGTATCCCAAACTTTCTAGGGGGTGTATCTCAACAGCCAGATAAAATTAAATTTCCAGGACAGGTAAGGGTATGTGATAATGCTGTCCCAGACATAACATTTGGTTTAAAGAAACGTCCAGCTGGAGAGTTTGTTAAGACTTTAACTAACGCAAACAACACAGGATTTTGGTACGAAATTTTGAGAGATGGTGACGAAAAATATATTGTACAAATGACACCCGCTGCCAGTTATTCTGGTACAAAACCTATACGTATATGGGATCTATCAACTGGTGTAGAACAAAGTCTCACTAATAGTAATGGAGATTCTTTATTTCAATACATGCAGCAGACAGGTACACATAAAGAATATTCAATACAAACTATACAAGATTATACGATTATATGTAATCCACAAAAAACAGTAGGTACTACTGGAAATACTTTTTCACCTATCCATAGCGGGGACTATTCTTATGCTAGGCTTGATACTGTGGCTTATAATACTGAGTATATATTATATTCTGGTACAGCACCTGCACCTAATACTTATTTCAGAGTGACCTCTGTTAAAGTAGACAGGATGGTTGGAGGCAGTGCACAAGGCCCAACCTTTGATGACACAAACGAAGACCAAAGTAAATCTGGTACATTGACGTGGTCATTCTCTGGAGGTAGTGCAGTTAGTACCAGTGGTGCACAAGTAGGTGGTGCAAATATTACAGAAAATATTGAGGGCAGTTTACAAGTTAACGGTAATAGTTTTATTGCCAACAACACTGCTACTTATCAAGGTAATGATAGTTCTAATGAAAGTAAATTCTTAGGATATATACAAGATTATGATGTTAGATACACTGCTACAGTAACCCTACAAGACGGTGGTTTAATTAGGACTACTAATAAATCTACTGCAGAAGGACTATTTATAGACATTACTTTAGAGGGAGAAACTTATAGAATATCAGTTGAAGCTGTAGAACCAGTAACTACTTACAGAGATGTATCTGGTATAGCTTATTTTAAATCTCCAAAAAATCCAGACAATGGTGTGTTAAGTATGGCAACCATTCTAAGAGGTTTAAAAGATAAAGTTAATAGTGATCTATCTAACGTAACTGCTGAAGTTATAGGTAGTGGTTTGTTTATGCACGGTTCTGCTGCAGATGGTGTCAACTTTCTTGGTGGTGCTGTCAATGAAAACATGAGTGTTATTGGTCAAAAGGCACAGGATATTAGTAGATTACCTGCTATGTGTAAACACGGGTATGTTGCTCAAATAGCTAACACTGCTGACTTAGACGTTGATGATTACTATGTAGAGTTTATAGCTGATAATGGCGTGTCTGGAGCTGGTAGCTGGGAAGAATGTGTTAGACCACATAACTTTTCATCTAATAGTGACCCCATGATTAAGGGTTTAGACCCCGCAACAATGCCACATGCACTTATAAACAACCGTAATGGTACGTTTACATTTGTTAAATTAGATGAAGCTACAGCAAATTCACAAAATAATGAAAATTATTGGAAAGATAGAGTAGTAGGAGACAACGCATCTAACCCTTTTCCTACATTTAACGGGACAGAAATACAGGAAATATTCTTTCACAGAAATAGATTAGGGTTTATTGCGGGTGAAAACATAGTAATGAGTAGACCTGGGGGGTACTTTAACTTCTTTATTGTGTCTGCTATATCCACCAGTGATGATAACCCCATAGATATAACAGTATCTGATGTAAAACCTGCGTTTATTAATCATACATTACCTATACAGAAAGGTTTATTGATGTTTAGTGATAACGGTCAGTTCTTATTATTTACTGAGTCAGATATATTTAGTCCTAAAACAGCTAGATTAAAAAAGGTAGCAAGTTACGAATGTGACTCTACCATACAACCTGTAGACCTTGGTACATCCGTACTATTTACATCTAATGTATCAGCCTATGCTAGAGCATTTGAAGCTACAATATTAGATGATGATACACCGCCTAATATAACAGAACAGACTAGAGTAGTTCCAGAATTTTTACCAAAAGATATAACTAAATCTGCTAACTCAGTACCTATTGGTCTTGTTACGTATGGTAAAAGAGGTGATACTGCAGTATATCATTACAAGTATTACAACGCTGGTCAAAGACGTGAACAGTCTGCGTGGTATAGTTGGACATTGACAGGTACAATGCAACATATACTATATACAGGTGGTAGCTTTTTTACTGTTACACTACAAGGTAGTGATTATATCTTAAGTAGGTATGAATATGTAGCAGATGCTGACTCCACGAGAGCTTATGTGTTAGGTGGCACAGTGTCTGATGTAGGTTCACCCCTTAAAACAGCTCGTTGGTTTGAACCATGCCTCGATAACCTAGCTATAGCAAGTGTTGTTACAGGTACTGCACAAACTACAACATCTCCTGAGAAGACAGTATTAACAATACCTTATACACCTACGGGTGCCACAAACTTCTTTATGGTAGGTATTTCTGGTAATGATAGCGATGGTAATTCTATCGTTGGGATTGTTAGAAAGGCAGATTCTGTTACTACAAATAGTGCAACATTTAATAATATAAATATTAGTAGCTCTGCTAAAGTAGCAGTAGGATATAGTTACACAAGTATTATAGAATTACCAACTTACTATCTTAACAGAGGAGAAGCTAGATATGATACTGACGGTGAGTTACGTATATCTGGACTTAACTTCGAGTTAGGTGTTAGTGGCCCTATGCAGTTTAAGATTATTCCAACATTATCTAGTCGTAGTACCTACACTCAGTTTGAGTCTGGTATGTTGACAAACAATAGTAATTTTAACTCAGCTCCAGCTACACTATCTAAATCAGTACGAGTACCTATACAAGCAAAGAACGAAAAGTATACTTTACAAATACAAATACCAGACCCATTTTCCACCGCCTTACTCTCAGCAAGCTGGGATGGCAACTACAACGAAAAAAGACATGTACGAAGGTAAGTATATTAAGCCTTGCACACCAGAGTTAGCTTTGAGTGTAGGGCTTAACCTACGTTACGAAGATAGACGAGAAGCCGAAGAAACCACAGGATTATGTGCGGAGGCTTCTATTCTTCAATCATTTTATGAATCAACTTATTCCGTGTATTTCACGGTTCCCAACGGCAAGGCTGCTGGAGTGGCGGGAGTGACACCGCACAATCTAATATGGATGTTATGTACTGATGCCAGCACAGAATATCCTCATACATTTGTTAAAGAAGCAAAACGCTGGGTAAACAGTTTACTTAATCCTTATTTGTGTAACCAAGCTGATATGCGTAATGAGTCACACATAAAATTATTGAAACTTTTAGGATTTACTTTAGTTAATTATCATGTCTACAATGGAGTTCCCTTGATACAATTTATTAAACCATGTGTACAGTAGCAGCATTTGCTATTGGTATGGGTGTGACTAAGACTGTTGCTGGAATTGCAGAGCAAAACAGACAACATGCAAATCAAGTCGATGCTGTTAACCGTAGCAATGCTATGGCTAGACAGAACTATATCAATCAAATTACAATATCTGCTTATGAGGATCAACGTAAGGGAGAAGTCTTTACAGCGAAACTAAAAGCAGATGCAGCCTCTAGGGCAGCATATTTTAAACAAAAAGAACTTAACCAAGCTGAAGCAACTAGAGCAACTGTTGCTAACGATCAGCAATTAAGAGAAAAAATAAACGAGCAGATGTTTGCTAGTCAAGCAAATCTTGCTAAAGCAATACAAGCACAAGGCACTGTACTTGCTAGTGGAATGTCAGCTGGACAATCTATGCTCTTAGAATTAAATCAAGCTGAACGTGATTTAGGTTTTGCACAAGCACAAATAGACGCAACTGTGTTTGATGCTACACGTAATTACGGTATTCAACAATATGGTATTGATCTTTCACAATATTCAGGTGATATGAAGGCTAAAAATTCTATTACAACTTCTGCCTCTGTTGCTCCATACGCATCATTTATGACACCTAGACCTATTGAACAACAAGCTCCACGTAAACCATCCGCACTTGGCCCCATACTAAGTGGTATTAGTACTGGATTAGGTACTGCTACTACTCTTGGTGGAAAAGATTACTTTTCAAGTATGGAGATTTTTGGAGGTAAACAAGGAGATAACGGATAACTATGGCATATCAAAAAAGCACACAATTTAGTGGTTTTAGACAAAGAATTGCAAACGATGATTCTAAACAGTTTAAAGACCTTGCTAAAAATTTAGAAAAAGAAAACTCTAAAACTCTTAAAGATTTTAACAAAGCAGCAGCTGCACAGATTACAGAAATGGGTCGTGTAAGTAAATTAGAAGCTGCAGCAGATACATACGAACTAAACAATTTACGTAAATTTAGTAAGGAATTAGACGGTTTTCTAGATAGTACAATAAAAAATGTTGTTGCTCCTGTATTTGATGCTCAAATGCAAGATGGTATTAATCAAGGTATATTAGCACAACAGGGTGATGCAGATGCTTTAGACAAAGTACGTCTTAATGATTTACAAGAATTAGAACTAGAGCAAAGATCTAATAAAATTGTAGAAGAAACAGAATTTAAAACAGAACAAATAAAAGAAAAATATCAAAAAGATTTACAAAACGATTTACGCACAGAGTATAGGTTACTTAATCTTAAAAAACAAAATTCTAACTTTGCTAGAGGATACCGTAAAGGTATGCTTATGGAAGCTGCTACTGGTTGGGACGCATACAGAGATAGTGTTTTGACTAATAGCTCTGATTATGAAATACAGAATTTAGAAGTAGAACATGAAGGTGAACGTTATAGAATTGGTGATTATTATAATATTAAAAATCAAGATGTAAGAGATAAAATTTTAGCTCGTGTACAGTCTGACTATATAGCTAAAGAAGGTAATGGTTTTAGTAAATTTCTTGTTAACAAACATTTAATAAATCCTATTATAGAAAGAACTAATTTATTTCAACAAAAAGAGTTTCAAAAAGAACAGGTTGAGTTAGCACAAGAAAGATTAAATGATTTAAAAGTTAAATTTGAAACTAATTTTGCAGAGTTAGAGACTGATGTAGGGCAAGCTAAAGCTGTTGCTGTTATACAACACGCTCTCAATATATTACCATCTACCATGAAAATGGCTGGTGTAGAGGGTAGTTACAACCAAGCTGCTAAAGCAAAACTTATAGAAATGTTAACTGATAAAGGTTCATTTTTATATAATGGAAGTTTAGCTAATCAAGATGACCAGAACGATATTTTAGATTTTTTTGAAAAACCTTTGTTTTATGTAAAAGGTGTATCTAAGATGGAAGGTAACACAATGAAGTTATCATCTCTTAGTGAGCTAATGGCAGGTGCTATTAATAGGGAACAGTTACAAGCTGCTATGTTAGCAGAACAGTATGAAAGAGCAGCTAAAGAAATAGAAGGTAAGAAAATCAATCTTAAGCAAACTTTAGAAAAAATTAATATTGAATTTAAAGGAGACCCTACTGGTAAAGCTCTAGCACTAAACAAAGTGATGAATGAGAACTATGGTAAGTACTGGGCTAAAACTATATTAACTAATAACATTGATAATTATGAGGGTTTAGAACCTTATGACGAAAATCAAAGTGTACAGGTACTTCTTGGACTAGAAAAGAAGTATAATGTTGGTAATGAGAAAAACCAAAAATTTGGAATCATACCTTTATCTTCTATTAACTTAGAACTTATAGACCCCGCAGTGCTAGCAGCATATATAAAAGATGGTAAGATAGGTGACCCTTATAAGAATGAACCTGGAGCTGCAGTAAAACATCAAGGTTACACAAAAGATTTAACAGATTTAGCTGAAGTAATGTTTGATGAACATGTAGGCCCAGGTTCTTTAAGTGAAAAAGATGCTGAGCTACAGCTAGCAAGGTTTACTGATTTTATCAGTCCTTTGATATTATCTGAAGCACGTAAGTATGTTGCTAACACAGATATGACTTTAAATGAGGCGTTAGATCAATCTGCCCGTTATTGGAAAAGTCAACTTAAAGGTTGGAATGGTCAAGCTGAAGATGGATGGCAAGCAGGTGATGTTGATTTATCAGTAAATCAATACGGTTGGGTAAATGATAGTATATATAATAGTAAAGCTAAACCTATACTTAGTGGCGATGACATAATTGTTAAAGCTAAAAATAAATTATCTCAAGTTACTGAAATATTTAATAATACTGAAAGTCCAAATTTATTTAGTAAAAAATTATTTTTTGATAAGAATGATCTGGCTTATTTTGCTCTTAATAACGAAGGAGAGTTACACCCAATCTTTCATAAAATGTCGCTCGTTTCAGAAGGCACTATACCAGCTGAACTAATATACAACCAGCAAGCAAGGTTATTAGAACCCATAGCAGGTGTATCATTAGTTAAAAAATGGGATGAAGCGACACAACAAAGAATTGATGCTTGGGAAGAATTAGATTTAAACCAAAAAAAAGCTCTTGTTAGCGGTGAAACAGAAAGTTTTAATAGAACCTTAATGGGAATAGGGTTTTTCTCTCCTTATAATCTTATGTCATCTATGGTGACTGAAGAAGGTAAATTACCTTTAAATGGAGAAGAAGCAAATGTTATTTTAAACGAAATGGGTCTATCTGCTATGAAGTTCGATGAGTTATTAGCTGACCCTAAATTATTAGAAACTGTATTAAATGCTAAAATTAGAAAAGGTTTAGAATTAACAAAAGAACTTACTAATAACGATAATATTAGAATACGTATGGTTGCAGCTTATATGGCAACAGGTGATGTTAACAACTGGAATAGTACTGAATATCGTATGTTTACATCTAAAGTTTTGGCATCATACAAAAGTGGAGATACCTCTGCTATCGTGCCTTTATTAAAAGAATTTAATATGAATGGTAGTACCTTTAAGGTTGACTACAGTATTAATGAAAGTTATATTCACCCAGAAGGTTCAGTATATAATGAAGAACCAGCAAATAACTTTGAAGGTATATTAGAACAATTATCTAAGTTAGACGCTGAAGGTATCCCACCTCAATTTATTGATGTTGCTCCTATAGAAACAGGGGTTGTTAGTAATTTACTACAACGTATGTTGTCTAAAAATCCTACTCGTGTTGTTAATGAAAGATATAATACATATATAAAATTTAAACAAAATTTAGAAGATAAAAGAAACATTTTTCAACAACTTGAAGGTAAAGGAAATATAAATGCTGGTATATTTTATAGTTCATTACGTAGAGTTTTAGGAGATGAAAAGTACAATGCAATTAGTGCAGAGGCTGGGGAGTTATTTAGTCGAGGTCGTTTTGTTACTAAAGATAAAGCTTTGATACATGTATTAGTACAACAACCAGAGTTTGCTAATTTAGATATAGCTGATAAATACCTTAAAAGTTTAGATATGAAATTAAGTGTAGATTCTAAACGATATGATGTTGGAGGTGATCTTGTAGGTAACATATCTAAAGACGATTTGATAGGTATACGTGGTTTCCCTAATGCTTATGATAGAACTCAAGGTAGAGTATTTATTAGAAAAGATGCTTACAACGACTGGTATCGTTTCTTCCAAGATGCAAATGCAAACGGTCATAAGTTTGGTATAAATGACGGTTACAGAACTAATAAACAACAAGCAAACTTATTAAAAGAAAAAGAAAAGAAAAATTTAAAGAAAGATGTTAAAGAGCCTGGAAAATCTAATCATAACGCAGGTGTATCCTTAGATTTAGATTGGGCTACTAAGGCAGATTATCAATGGTTATTAGATAATTATAAAAATTATAATTTATGTCCACACACAGGTACACCAAGTTTAGACATGGACAGCGGTAACAAAGCTGGAGAAATCGAAGCGTGGCATTGGAGTTGGGATCCTACGGGATCATGTAACTTAGAACGTTAAAAACATGAACGAAGATGAATTGATGCGACTCGATAATGTCGAGGAGCAAGGGGAGACTACGGTCAACGACCCCGAACGTTGGAATGATAGGACAGATTCTGACCTTAATAAACATAGTGAAGATGAAGCATACTTTTTAGAGCAAGCTCAAGAAAGAGATGCTGCTGCTGCTATTATTACAAAACAAGAAGAAGAGGCTAAAGCTGGTGAAAATCCACAAGGGATGCTACCAGATGGCCCTGTAAATTTTATAGGTGAAACTGCCAAAGGTGTTTATGGTGGTTTAACAGATGCTGTTGAAAGTGCAGGTAGTTTTTTAGATCTTACGGGAGATACAATTTCTGCTACTGCTAACAAAATTATGGGTTTGAACCAATCATACGGTAATAACCCATTTAATTTTAAAGAGTATAGAAAAGCACAAGAACTTGGTATAGGTGGGGCACAACCTGGAATCTTAAATGTACCAGATAGGTTTCAACCTGAGACTTTATCTGGTTATGGTGATTTAGTTAGAGGATTATCAGAGTTTGGTTTTCTACTATATGCTACAGGAGGTGCTGCAAAGGTACTAAAACCTGCTACTACATTACGAAAAGCTGCTGTAATACAGAACAAAATAGGTAAAAATTTACTTGCAGGGGCAGTAAAAGGTAAAACACCTATTATAAGTAAACTTGCACAAACAAGAAAAGGTGCTAGATTTATTAAATTTTTACCAAAAAATACTGCTAAATTAAGTAACATAGCATTTGAAGGGGGTGTTGCTGATCTTATATCATCATCCTCTGATTATGGTAACCTAGCAAATTTAATAGATGAGTATGCACCTTGGCTACCACTTTCAGAATTTTTGTCTGTTGATCCAGATGAGGATAATCCTTGGACAGCTAGAATTAAAACTGTCTTTGCGGGGGCTGGGGCTAACATAGTTGCTCATTATTTAATAGCTTTCGGTAAAGCTAGGTTTGCTGCTATACGTAAACGTAAATCTGGAGCAAGCATAGATGAAGCTAACGTACATGCAAATGGTGTGTTAGATGAAAGGTTAAAAAACGAAGTTAGAAATGAGTATAAACAACGTGAAGAATTAAAAAAAGATGCTGCAGTTGATGGTCGTGGTATACCTCCAGATCCTTGGGAAGATCATGTTGTTGGTAATTTAGATGAAGAACTAGGTAAGATGTATGTACACCTTACTAAAGGTAATTTACAAGATGTTATTGGCAATGATATTTTCTTTCATGGTAGTGGTAGAGGACTCCCAGGAGATTTTCCATATTATGTAAGAGATGGTCGTAGATGGTCTGATGATAACTTAATGGGCAATGGTTTTTATACTGTTGATGATATTACGGTTGCTGCTGATGCTAGACCTCAAGGACAGGGACTTACAATTAGCATGGATGCTAGTGGTAAGAAAAAAGTTATGTACAGAGTTAACGAAAGAGAACCTGTAAACTTTTTTGATGCTGATAGACAATTTGATTTTGATGGCACAGATCCAGAAATTGCTGCATTTAAACGTGCAGGGTTTCTTCAAGAAAGAATAACAGATAAGGGTTTAGAGCTAGGCCCAGGACTTAGAAACCCCGAAGGCAACCCAGAGTTTGTGTCTGCATGGCCAACAGAGGGTAGTATAAGTTATTCTGATTATGTCCAAAGAATTAAAGATGAACAGTTATATCCTCGTGAAGAAGTTACACAGGTATTAGATACTATACATTCTGACTTACAAGAGTTAGGGTATGGAGGTATACAGTACACAGCTAATCATGGTGAGAAAACACATAAAGTTAGAGTATACTGGAACCCAGATACTCAGATAGAACTTGACAAATATCGTTTAAGAAACACCTTAGATCCAGACGTATCTACTGATTTACCTATATTTGACAGTAGAGGGTTTGGAGTACGACCACCTAGGAAACCTTGGCAAACAAACATAGAAGCTGGTAGAGGATTAGAAGGTAGTCGTGGGGCAGAATATTTAATAAATAGATTAAGGAAAAAATTTGTTATTGATGGTTTAGATCCATCTGAAGTAGAAGCTATCGAAGATTTTATCAACATGATGGGTGATAGGTTTTTCGGTGATGTATCTTTATCTATAACAAATAAATTAGGTGTTCAAGGTAGGTTTAATTTTGGTAATAGACTTGTAGAAATACGTAGAAAAATATTTGAAACAGGTGATTTTACCCAAACTATGATACATGAATTGTGGCATACGTTATCTAGATATTTACCTGCAAAAGATGTTGAAAAATTAGGTGTAGAGTTTAAAAATCGTAAAGCTAAATGGTTAGCTGCAGGTGGTAAAGATGTAGAGTTATTTAAAAAAGGTAGATACACACCTTCAAATTATCGTTACAAAAATTTAGACGAATATTTTGCTGAGACTATGTCAGATGAATTTGACATGTTTATGGTAAATTACGATCAGCTAGCTCCCGAAGGTACATTTAAACGTATAACTCAAGAGGTTGCAATATTTGTAAAAGATTTGTATGCTTCTGTTGCTTCACGTTTAGGTGGCAGTCAAACTAGACGTATATTTACAAATTATCGTAAACAACTTTACGAAAATATGCAACGTAAATATACATTAGAATTAGAACAACAGGGTTATGGTGGATGGGATCCATTTATTGATGATGATGATTTTATTACAACTAACCTTGATGAGTTTGACAATGCTGAAAATAAAGATGGATTCAAAAGTCCTAGAGCTGAAGATTTAGAAAACAAAGCTGTACAGAAAGGTCAAGAAATAGGTGATCCTTGGTTTGATGAAGAAGGTGCAACTTACAGTGATACTTTTGGTAGTAAACAAGTTGACCCAGATCGTAACCCTAATATGTTTGGTGAACAGGATAAAACCTTTGTACCAGATGATAATAAAGACTTACAAGGTAAAGCTACTAGAGTTGTTAAGGAAGTACTAGACGAAGGTACAACTAATTCACAGGTACTAATACATAGACAGATAGAAAGGATGGCTGACGGTAGTGAGTCACTCTATAAATTTATTAAAGAATTTTCCGAAAAATTAGCCAACGAAATTTTTGACAATAAATTAAACTCATTTGACTATAAGAAAGTACAAGCTGCAATTTTACGTAAATCTGAAGAGTTATATTCTAGAGTAAATGCTGACGTAGCAGAGGGTACAAACAAGAATTTTATGTCTTATTTTGATCCTAAACGAAAGGATAATTACATAGATTATATGACTGATGGTAACCAAGTTGTTACTGGTACGCCAGAACAAAAGGTTGCTTTGGAGATGGTTATACAAACATTGTCTAAAAGAGCTTCTCTATACGCTACAGGAGCACTAGAACTACCTCCAGGGGCAGCTGGTGTTCGTCAAATGCAACACGCCAACAAATCGCTTGTACTAGCCTTAAAAGAGTACAAGAAGATGAGCTACATGGCAGGTAGTACACTAGAAAGATTTAAAAACAAACTTATGCCAGAGGATGCTAGAAAACTTATAGAAGGTGAACTAGCTAGTATAGATGAGGCGTATGATGAGTTTTATAAAGAACTAGATAGAATAGCAAAAAATGGTAATAATGTAGAACGTACTACACTTATGGAAATACAAGCCTTATCTGGAGGTAGCGTGACTACCCTTGATGATGCTTTGCAATGGGTTAAAGTAAGAACAAAAGGTGGTAGATACAAAGGTCAAACTTATAGATCTGGTATTAGAGAACAAGCTAAAGGAATGTTTTATAATTCTGTATTAAGTAGTTTACGTACACCTATTAAAGCTATCGTTGGTACTAATTTTATTGCATTGTTACGTCCTTTTCAAACTTATGTAGGAGCTGCATTACAAAGTAATAAAAAAGAAATGGTTATTGCTGCAGCACAGTTACATGGTATCAGTGAAATGTTTGCAGAAGGTTTTAAAATGTTTAGACATAACTGGGATTTAGGTATAAACCGTAAAGCTCAAAGTTATGTTGGTAAATTTAACGTAGAAACAAATTCAGCAGAATTTAAACAATTAGGTAAATTTGTAGAAATGTATGGTACGGATTCAGAGAAAACGTATTATGCTATAGCTAATTTTATGTTAGATTTTAACAACTCACCTTGGGTACGTTATTCACAAAATGCTATGGGTGCAGGTGACGCATTAGCTAGAACTTTAATTGGTAGATTTGAAATGCGTATGAGAGCAGCTAGAAAAGCAATAGATGATGGTGTAGATCTTGATGACGTAGTGGAAGTAGCAACTAGAACTGAAAAGAATTTTAGAGAACAAATATTTAAAAAAGACGCATATGATATGTGGGTTGTATCAGACAGAGCTGCAGCCCTAGCAGGTGACGAAACTGCCTTAACTAAACCATTAAGTGGTAATTTAAAAGGTTTAGAATCACTTTCATCAATAACTGGTTTTAAAAATTTCTTTCCATTTGTGCGTACAGGTTTTAATGCGTTAGATTTAACATGGCAACATACCCCTGGATTAGCTAGATTCAATAAAAAATACAAAGATTTAATGGAATTTGCTAATAATGGTGGTAAAAATGCTAAACAATTAGAGATAGAGTACGGTATTAGAAAAGAAGATATACCTCAAGCTATAGCTTTAATGAAAGGTAGAGTAGCAACAGGTACTATGTTAAGTTTTATGGCGTTTACTGCTGCTGTAACAGGTAACATGACAGGTACACTACCATACGATAAAGAAACTAGAGATCACTGGAGAAACAATAAAATACAACCTAACTCTTTTAAAATAGGTAACACTTACATATCTTATGGTGATATGGAACCATATAACACTATTTTATCTGCTGTTGCTAACGTAGCTGGTTATCAAAACTCGTTAGGAGAAGCAGTTAGAGATGATATGTTACAAAAAATACAATTTATGTTTGCTAGTGTAATAGTTGATAAATCTATGTTAGCAGGTGTTGACGATCTTGCTCAAGTATTTAGTGGTAATATCAGTGAGATACAATTAGGTAGGATAGCAGCAAAATTTGTTAGATCACAAGTACCTTATTCTGGTCTTATGGGTCAGTTAGGTAACTTAATGGATGAAAATGAAAGAATAGCCAGAGGATTTTGGGAAACCACTATAAGAAGAGACATAGGATTTAAGTCATTTTTAGCTCCTAAGTACGATATATTAACTCCTGGAAATAAAGCTCAACGATTTACACCATATACTTCTAATCCATTGTTAAAACTATGGAACTCATTAAGTCCTGTTGCTATATCTTACGCTGCTGGAGATCCTGTAAAGGAAGCGTTGCAAAGTATTAGTTATAATTTACCAGAGGCTTTGAGAACTTGGAAAGGTGAAGAATTAAATTCTTTTGAACAATCTGAATTACAAAAATATTTAGCTGAAAGTAATTTATATGCTAGATTAAAGACACTTGTTACGAGTAAACGGTGGAAAGATGCTGTACAACAGTATAAAGATGATGGTTTACTTTCAAGAGAAGGTATGCGTCCTGTAGATCAACGGTTTTATTTACAAGTACAAAGTATATTTTTAAACGAAAAGAAAAAAGCAATAGCTAAATTACGTGCTAATAACCCTGATTTATATGCACGTATTAAAGATAGAGAACTTAGAAGGTTCTATAGTAAGAAAGGTAACTATAACGTATTAAATGAATTAAAAAAACACGGAATTTAACATTGATTATCAATGGCAGTTACAACTAAAAAGACTTTCCCTGCCACTTCTAATGCAACTACAACTGTATTTAGTCCTGTCGGGATACAATTGAATAACCAAGATGATCTAGATGTTTATGTCACATTGTCGGGTGGTACTAGAGTGTTACAGTTACGCCAGTCTACTGGTAGCACTGCACAATCTAGTCACCCACAGGTGCAGAACACAGACGGATTATACTTCCCTCCAATGTTATCAGGAGGTACAACTTTATACAACTACACACTATCCAGCGATAACAATACAATTACATTTAACTCTGCACTACCGCAAGGTGCAGTAGTATTTTGTGAACGTAGAACAAGAGATGCCTCTGGAACATATACTACTTTTGCTAGTGGAAGCACCATAAGAGCCACAGATCTAAACAACTCAGCAACTGAATCTAATTTTACAGCACAAGAGGCTAGGAATAAAGCATTAACTATAGAAGGAGTATTGTTTAACGGGGATCAACCTAGTAGAAACTTTGTAACATCATCACATATTGTAGATGGTACAATTGCTACAGATGATTTAGCTAATAACTCTGTAACCACAGACAAAATAGCTGATGGAGCCGTGACAACTGCTAAAGTTGCAAATAATGCTATAACAACTGCTAAAATAGCAGATGGGTCAATTACAGGTGCAAAATTTGGATCTAATACAGTCACATCAAATGCTATAGCTAATAGCAACATTACAACTGACAAACTAGCTAACGATTCGGTTACAACACCAAAGATTGTTAACAATGCCGTTACAACAGCTAAACTTGCTGATACTGCCGTTACAACAGCTAAGATAGCAAGTGATGCAATTACAGAGATTAAAATAGCTGATGATGCTGTTACAAATGCACAGATTGCAGACGATGCTGTTAGAACAGCTCATATACAAGATAATCAAGTCACATCTGCAAAAATAGCTGACGCTAATATAACAGCAGCTAAGATAGCAAGCAATGCTGTTACAACTGACAAAATCCAGGATGGAGAACTTACAACTCTAGCTGGTATGCAGTCTGGTACAGCTTCAAGACTAGCTGATAGCACAGCTCTTACAGCTACTACAGCAGAGTTAAACCAGCTTGACGGTATAACACTAGAAACTTCTGTTACTGGAAACAGCGATACACGCATACCTACATCAAAGGCAGTAAACGATCTTGTATTGTCTGTAACAAACGCCCTTGGCGGTTTTGTAGCAATAGCAAACGAAACAAGTTTTCCTACAGCTAACCCTGACCCAAGTAACAATGCGGGTACAGTTGTGTCTATATCACAGCTTGCAAGCGGTCTTGCAGTCAACGGTAGCGGTGTAGCAACAATATCTAATGGTGCTGGAACTGGTAATACAGTAACCATAACTGGTTTTCCAACTAACTTACAAAGTCAGACATTACCAGCTGCTAGTGGTTTACAGGTTCAAACAACCTCAACACTGCATACTTACACATTTCATAAACAATTAGCTAGTGCAGCTGACATACAAGCTATTAGTGCTACGGTCAACTCATTTTCTAACAGATATAGAGTATCAGCCTCTGCACCTACATCTTCATTAGATGGCGGTGACTTATGGTTTGACACTACTAATAACAAGTTAATGGTGTACAACTCTACTACGACAGCGTGGGAAGAGGTGACATCTACTGGTAACTTCTTTATAAACACCTTATCTAGCACTGGATCTGGTAGTGATAACCCCCCAGGTGGTAGTGCAACATTTAACGGCACAGCTCAAAAATTTGCTTTATCTAACCCTCCTCAGTTCGCAGCTCAACTCCTCGTCAGTCTTAACGGAGTCATTCAGAAACCTAATTCTGGAACCTCAGTTCCAAGTGAAGGATTTGCTGTCAGTGGTACTAACATTATATTTAGTTCCGCTCCTCCTACTGGTGCTGATTTTTTCATCATTACCATCGGATCATCCGTAGGTATAGGTGTACCAAGTAACAACACAGTTACAACAGCAATACTACAGAACGGATCAGTTACAACTGCAAAGATTGTAGATGCAAACGTAACTACAGCTAAGATTGCAGACGATGCTGTTACAGCAGATAAGATTGCAAACTCTATTAACTCAGCGATTGCAGCTAACACAGCTAAGACAACTAATGCTACTCACACAGGAGACGTTACAGGTTCTACAAGCTTAACACTTGCGGCTTCTGGTGTAAGTGCTGGTAGTTATGGTTCGTCAACTTCTATTCCAAGTATTACTGTAGACGCTAAAGGTAGAATCACAGCAGCATCTGGTAACACTGTTAACACAGATCTAGTCGGTGACAGTTCCCCGCAGCTAGGCGGTGACTTACAAAGCAATGGTAATAATATTAAATTTGCTGATAATGACAAAGCATTTTTTGGAAATAGTAATGATTTAACAATAGAACATAACAGTAGTGGTAACGGAATTATTGCTAATAGTACAGGTCAATTAAGAATTCAAGGTGATCTTGTTAGGTTGATGAACTCCGCAGGGAGTAAGGTTTCTCTTGAAGCTAATGTTGATGGGAACGTAGAGCTATATTATGACAACAGTAAGAAGTTTGAGACAACAAGTTCGGGAGCTACTGTAACAGGTAATTTAGTTAGTTATGATCTTCTTCCTGATACTGCTAATTATAGAAATGTAGGAGTAAGCAATAATAAGTGGAATAATGTTCATGCAAATACTCTTCATGGGGATGGCTCAAACATTACAAACGTAAATGCAACGTCTCTTAGTGGTTTATCTTCTGGTGTTTTTTTAAGATCAAATGCTAATGATACCTGTTCTGGAAGAATTATATTTGATTATAATTCTCAAAATAACTATGACAACATAGCAACTAGCACAGGATCATTAGGTGGTTTTGAAGTATATAACTCAGGTGCTGGTAATGATGCGTTTATGTCATTCCATACTGGTGGTGATTTTGCTTGTTACTTTGGATTAAATGCAGATACTAACAAACTGGCGGTTGGCGGTTGGTCAATGGGTGCTAGTAAGTATGATATTGCACATGAAGGTTCAAGTTATATTCCTGTATCAAACAATGCCTTTGATTTAGGTTCATCATCAAACCGTTGGAGAAACGTCTATACCAATGACCTTAACTTATCTAACAAAGGTTCATCTAACGATGTAGACCAAACTTGGGGCGATTGGACAATACAAGAAGGAGAATCAGACTTGTTCTTAAAAAATAACCGTTCTGGTAAGAAGTACAAATTTAATTTAACGGAGGTATCATAATGGCTATTTATTTTTCCGATGAAGCTCAAGTAAGAGCAGCACACCTTGTTAATGTTACTGAAAAAACAGATGCAACTAGAAGAGTGCTATCAAATAATAGTGGATCTCAAGTTTCTGATCTTTGGGATATGGGTACTATTAATAAAAAAGAATCTGGAAGTATTATTGTTTGCACAGGAACATTAATTGCAACATCTCCTAATAATTCTGGTCATGTAATGCCCCATTTTAC